TCATAATCAGTAATTCCTTTCTTTCTTGATTATATTATTAGTATACATCAAGAAAGAAAGATTGTCAAGGGAAATCGTACATTGTAAGTCATTGATTCTAAACGAAAAGTGAAAAAAGTTTAAATTAATTTAGCGTCCTTGTCTTGGATCAGGGCCATCCAACTGCATAAATTCGTCATTCCAAGAGAAAGCTTCCTTTACAACTGGTTCAGATAGACCTTTATACTTCTGATGAAGAACCTTATCTTTGGCTGCACATAGAACATCTGCTTCAGTTTCATGCAAACCTTCTAACATCTGGATAAACATTGTTTCACGTTTACCTTGAGTTATATCAGCATTACCACCTTCTATAAAATGGTAAAGTTTACGAGCTTCATATGCAAGAACAGAGTGTTCTGTACCTTCTGGGGCATCATTACGTTTATAGGGAACATCACCCTCTGGTAATAACCACTTAATTTTAGGATCAAATGCAGATTTAAGTACCATGCGTAGTGAGTCAGTATTATTGTCTTGAAGAAATTTTACTTTGTCTTTCTTCGATTTTAGTTTGGAAACCTTGTCTAAGATTTCTGATATTAATAGTTCCATTATTAAAATTCTCCTATGGATTCTGTAAGTGTTTTTAGTCTTTGTTTTATAAAGTAGTTTAGTATTTTGCTTCGATCATTAACTGGAGCACTCTTATATGTATCAAGTATCTCAGACCGTAATTCATCTGGTGAGCAAGTCAAATCAATTAGTTTTTTATTTCTCTGATAATTTCTTTTGATTTCATCATTAGGAAAATCACCTTCAACCATCAAAGCTATCTTTTTCTTACTTAATGGTCTTTGTCGAATACCATCCACAAAAGTATTATCAGGCGAAAGTACATTTGGTACACCGTCACTTGTATCACCTTTTAATACGTGTTCCTTTAGATAGTCATCTGGGTTCATTCCATTTATCATTTTCTTTGTAATTGGACTATACTGTTTTACATTAGGAAACTTTTGTAATTGTATAAAGTCTTTATCACCAGAAAGTATCATAACCTCATTAGAAGATTCAGAACAAAGAGTTGCAATAACATCATCAGCTTCTGCACCATATACTTCTACTGACTTATATGGCATATTACTTTTTATCTCTTCTTTGATAGTGTTAAGACAATTAAAAATGATATCCCAATTCTTATCATCTGTACCTCTACTCTTTCTTCTACTATGTTTGTATTCTGGAAAGTAATCACGCCTCCAGTAATGTCTAGAATCATAACACAACACCATCTCACCAAACTCAGATAGAAAACGTGTACGATACATACGTAAAGAATTAAGTATCATGTGTCGAACCATTTCTTCATCTGGTTCAGACTTCTTTGACATATGCATTTGCATCATAATGCTTGCCATCATAATTTGACTCATATCAACTAATATCATTATCATCTTCCATTATTTTATAATAGCTTGTTACTACATCATCTACGTCATTAAAATCTACAGAAAAGTGTGGAGTTCCATCTGGGTCATTTTCCATATGTGATATAATATCTACCATTGGTTGCATTGCGTGTTTTAAACCGAATGTAGCAAGTATACCAGATTTAAATACTTCTGTCAATACCGTAATGTGTCTCATAAAGTCTTTATCACCAATGTCTACACCATTTTTTGCTAGTAGTTCTAAATAGGCCATTGAACATTCATTGACTATTTCATCAGTCATGGCAAGTTGATCTACGATAATCAATTCTTCTTTTGTAGGGCCACTTGATCTTTTTTTCCAAGGGCCTTTGATTATTGTAGCAGATGGTTTTTCTTCACTCACTCTGTCATCCCTTCTTCCCAAGTCATACCCAAGTCTGGATAAAATGTACCAACATCACGTTTAGGTTTTCCTATGTTTGGGCCATACCAATAGTACCCTAGTTTAACACAACGACTACGAATCCTTTTTTCTTGATACTCACCATAGAACATACAAACCCAATCACCATGCTTAAGATAACTTTGCATCTGTCTCACATAACCTTGATGATCTGCAAGTTTCGCAATAGAACCTTTAATATCTTTCTTAACATTTGCACGTTCTACAGTAGCGAGTTCTTGTTGTGTTTTAATCCATTTTTTAACTTTCTTAGGATGTAGTTGATGATCCTCTGGAAGATTGTGTAAAGATTCATGAAAACCACTTTTACCATAGTTTGGATTATTTTCAGCTTTCTTTTCTCTCGCCTTTGCAAGACGTTCAACTGCAGCTGCTTTCTGTTCCTCAGACATAGGTTTACGTTTCTTCTTGGTCTTAGGAGCAACCCACTTACTATTATCTGTGATTGAAGTAATTCTTTTTTTAGCCATTATAAACTCCTATTGTATTTTCATGTCCCAAGAGATAACTCTCTTTTTGTCTTTCGATTTGTTTGGTGAACTATAATGCATGACAAATGATGGTGTAATTATCATAGTTCCTTCAGATACAGGAATTTCATTAAAAAAAGTTGTATCAGATATAAAATCATTCCAAGGCTGTATGTAAGTGGTAACAGGACTTTCTTCTGGTAAATCTAAATACAAAATACCAGTTATTCCTGTAGAACTGTGGTTGTGTGTTAGATGATAATCATTTTTATCATATGATATAGACCAACAATCAATAATACCTATATTTCTTTGAAAAACCTGTTCAGCAAGAATTGTTAATTCTTCTTTAATTATATCTGCAAATCCTTTAACCAAACCTTCTGTATCAGTTTGTCGATTTGTATAAAAATCTTGTAGCTCTAATTTTTCCTCTGGATATTTTTTTAATAATTTTACTATATCTTTTTTCTTTTTTGTAAAATTAATTGTTTGCATCTCCCAAAAGGGAATATTAAATAATGTTTTCTGTTGCATATTATTCTCTATAAGTAGTTGATGTTAATATTTACACGGCGTTTATCATTTGTACATGATGTACTATGATGGGGTTTACTAGGATCAAAAAGTAATACTCTATTTGCACGACTTTCAATTTCTGTACCATCTTCTAATACAGTAAATCCATCATTATCATTTAGGTAGAATATAGCTCCTTTGTGTGGAAATTTAGTATCTACATGATCCTTGTGATGTACTAATTTTTCTCTTCTAATATAAAGATTTGCTTTTGCTCGTATCAAAGTTTCAATAGGAAGTTTCTCAAGTAATGGTTCGATGTCTTTATAGAAAAAACTTTTCTCTGGTGGTATAGGAGTTCCATCTTTATCTAATTTAGGTTTTTCTACTAAACCCATATAGAAAAGATGTATAAAGTAATCTTCATTTTCTATACCTTCTCCTTCAGCAACATTATAACTATAGTTCCAATTGAAATCTGGGCCCATAATTACTTTTTGTATTTCTGTAAATTTTTCTGGTGATAAGAAATTATCTATAACTTCGTGTCCCATATTTAAGTTCCCTTAAAGTACATTACAAAACCATTGATGAATATTGCACAAGCAACTGCATTAACTACAATCAATGCACGATCATTCCACTTAATAGAAACCCATAACCAACCAGCACAACCAGCAGCCTGTAGAAACATATTCCAAGGATACAAATTGTTTATAGTGGCAATCATTGCAAAAACAATGATAATAGAAGAAACCCATTTGACATACCAAACTAATTCGTGGTGTTCTTTTAGTGGTGTACTTGTCTTTATATCATGCGTCATACTAAAATCCAAATTCTTCAAGTCTTTTCTTTTTTGCTTTTGCATCTCTACGAATCGCAGATGCTTTTGCTTTTCGTTTCTTTTCACCTCTACTCATAAAGGCTTCACGTTCTCTCAGTTCATTAAAAATACCTTCTTGTTGAAGTTTCTTTTTAAGAACTCTTATTGCCTTATCGACATTATTATTTCTAACATCAACTTTCATTTAAAATGCCCAACCTATTATACCCATTGCAGTGTTAATCATTACGAGTCCACCTATAATTGTTAATCCTAAAATCATTTTCCTATATCCTTTATACTGTTTTTACTAATTACTTGATATGCACCTTTATTGTAAGCTGGTGCAATCGTGAAGTTATGATCTATCACCTTTTTCTTTGGTGCAACTCCTACTGGAATAACATTAGAAACTGGTGGTAAATCGGGTTGGTGGAGATGGACGGGATCGAACCGACTACCTCCTGCTTGCAAAGCAGGCGCTCTCCCGAATGAGCTACATCCCCGAATCTTTTTAAGAAACTTTTGGTGTTCTACTTCTGCCTTGAGAAGAGACTTAGATTTCTTTGATTTCTTGCGTCTACGAGTACTGGTAGTACTGTAGTAAACTGGTAATAAATGCATTGTCATATTATAAATATACTATACTTATAAGGATTTGTCAATAGACTTCTTTCATAATCCACTGATTATTTTCTCTACAAGCAGTACCTCTCAATTTTCTATATTCTTTACCAACAGCAACATTTGACACAAACTCTCTACAATTACCTTTTGTAGCGACAGGGCCTTGTGTTACACTAAAACCTTTTTTCTCATTTGTCCAGTTAGATAACTGTCCATCTGCATTACTACTTAGTGTTTGTCTCAGTAGTAGTGTTGCGTGTATTTGATCTACCTTATCAAAGTGAGCACCTACTGTGTGACCTACAACCATACCAGCAACAGAATATGCGGCGACTGTTACAGGACTTTTTCCTGCTCCTGCCATTGCACCAAGTCCAGCTCCTGCAATCGCACCAATCTTTGCTTTACTGATACCATTGTTTTTAGGAGCCCAGACACCCTTGCCAGGAATGTAGTAATCCTTGGACGTACATCCAGTTATTGGAGAACACCCTAAAGAGGGGTTTAGACCAGAAGGCATAAGCCCTCCACCTAAACACCCACTTAGAGAGAGAACTAAAGTACTACTAAGCAGAAGGCGATTCATTCGTCACCTTACGATTCTTCTTGATTACTTTCTCAAGATTTTGTAGTGACTGTGCTTCGTCTTTCTTTTCAGAAGAATTGACTTCTTCATCAAGTTCTTTCCACGCTTCTGTAGAACGTAGTCGAGAATACACTAGACGATCTTTACGTAATCGATTAAAGATTACTTTCTGTGCTTCTTTGTCAGAGTATTCTAAAAGAACAAATGCACGATACTGTGTACCAGCGGCAGAAACATCTACCTCAACTGGACTGTAACCAGCGACATCGACATTTGCGATTACATTCTTTGCAACCTTTTCAATCTCTGTCATAACACGAGCATCAACATCAGACTGACCAAACTTTGCAATCCAAGATTTAGTCATTGCTTTCAACTTACCGTTGATACGATCTGCAAGAACAACCTTACCATTCAATGTTGCAATGTCAACTGCGAGTTGTAAGTCTGGTGCAGTTGCAGAACCGACTGTAAAGATAGAGCCTTTCTTCGTAGGCATCTTCTTATACCAAGATGGTATTACATCGACTGCACGTTCAACCTTTGCGGTCTTATAACGAATCTCTGCTGTATCCACAACAGATTTAGGACTATTGGCACTACAAGCGCCAAGAGTTAGTGCAACCATCGATACGGTTGCGAGTAGTTTGGCGTTCATTAGTTAATCTCCTTCAAAGTAAAAACGACCATATCCCTTGCACCTGTAGATACAAAGGCATCCGAAATCATAGGTAGTATATTGAACTGTACAATACAAACACCTACAACTATTCCAATAATAAATTTAACCATCTGTTTTCTCCTCTTTAACTTCTTTAACTGGAGTTTCAGACGGCTTCACAAAATCAGATATTGCTTTACGTTTTTCGTAAACATCTGTTTTGAATCCACTTACGGTATTACCGCAACCAGACACACTAAAGATAAGTAAAGCAGCTATACAACTTACTGCAACCATCTTTATCTTCTCACTTTCTCTCATCACAACTAATCATCCTTACTTGTTGTTTTCCAAAACCTGACACTATCGCATCAATATATACTACTTTACATGAAGATTTTACATTTGTCAAGGAACATTTTAAGTTTTTTTCACTTTTTAATGTCTCAGGTAAAATAGTTCTCATAACCTTGACTTTTGCCCTGTTCTCTGCAATACCACAAGCATCTACCTCAGACATATCTGGGCCAAAGACATAGTTTGCATCAGAAGGATACCATTTACCCTTTATGCGAGCTTCTATGTTCATTGTACACTTACGAGTGTCTTCTACGTGGGATTTGACGTTCTTTTTAAGAACACGAACAGATTCTATACTACCCTCATAGACAACCTTATCCTTTGAATCATATTCACAAGGAGCCTCTGCGAGTGCAGTTGAAGTCAGTAATACACTAACTAATGTAATTAATTTATTTGGTTTTTGCATCTTTTACAGCTTTAGCAATGACATCAGAAATGGGAATAATTTCTTTTTCCCCATCTTTATCTGTTCTTGTTGCGATAAGACCGTCTTTTTCAAGACTTTCTAAAACATTTTCTATTAAACTCTCTGCGAGACTTCTCTTTGCAAGATACCTCCCAGCATAGTAAAATGTTGCTAAAACTGTTGTTGTTATTACTGTAAGTAATATTGGATCATTAATCATCATAATATATTTATCTCTCTCAATCGTTCATCATATAATATAGAGTAACATAAAAAATGGGGGTTTGTCAACCCCCTTTTTGATTTTTTATTTTATTTCTTTTAGGTGCATTATAACTCGTTTTGCGTCTTCATGCTTTCCCATTCTAGCAAGTTCACCAGCAGCTCTTGCATATCCAAAAGAAATGAAACTACGTTCTACACCCTTATAAACTTTTTTTAATTTGTCTGTTACGATTTCAAATAAATTACTTTCGTAACCAAGAATTGCTCTTGTTATCATTTTTTATTACTCCTTATGTAATGAATTGTTATACTACTATGTATAATGGAGGTATGCAAAAATGATGTGTCTATTTGACACACCATCCATGCAGTTATTCCTTGACTAGTCAATGCACTTTAAAAACCACAAAGAGTTAAAAGGGAAGGCATAGATAAAGCGACCCTACCAAAAAAAGGAAGGGCCGCAATAAATATTAGAAATATAATCAAACTGATGAAAATTATCCATTCAGTTTCAGTCAACTCTTACTACCCATCCATCCAGCAATTATTCCTATCAATCCTGTGAGAGCCATCTTCATCAGTGTAATAACTGATTCGTCCACAGGTCTATTTTCTTGTAATGCAACATAATAGTCACCTATTATAATAACACCTAACAACGTCAACACTCCACCAACTAGTAGAAGGATGACTATATCTTTCAAATTTTTAATCATGTTTGTGCTCCGACATTTTATTAATCAACTCAAATGCAACTTTAATTTTTTCTTCAAGCACACCTATTGCATAATGCATTTTTGCTAAAACTATTACTAGTGAAACAAATCCAAATAGAAGTGGCCACAAAGTACCTATCGTTGATATAGTATCTATGGTTTCCATGTTTTATAACTCCCACTTTCCAGACCAAAACATAAAGAATACTCCAAGTCCCACTATGCCTGCAATTACACCCATTACTTGTAAAGTAACATCTGCTATTTTATCCCATTTTGCATCACTCTTTTCTTTGGCCTTTTGAGTTGCGGTCTTTGATTTCTCAATCCTATCATCACGCTCCATCATAATCTCATCCCAAGTTTCCATACCGAAGCGCCTGTTGATCATTCTTCTAACTTGTTGAATTTCTTCTTCTGCGAGTTTTTGATTTATTTTTTCTTGGGCAATAGAACCTATCGATAATGATCCTTCATTATCAATTCCTTTTGAACCCATCATTGATGCCCACTTACCAGCAATTCTGTTGGTAGGTTTTGCAGCTTGATCAACTTTTTTCTTTCCATCAATAAGTTGATCTAAATGCCCTGCAATCTGACTAACATCATTTACATTATTAATGCACTCCTTAATAGCTTTATATGCACCATTAACAAGTGTTATGCCTGCAATTATTTCTGCGACCATAGTTCTCTCCTGTATTGTGTTTCCACCAATCCATTATGATCACTATCGCTTAATTAATAATAAAAAATCATATCCAAAGATTTAAGATTCTCTTTTTTCTTTCTGTCTCTTTTATTACTGGCTTCTCTTCATATTTTTCAATCCGTTGATCCAGCGATGGTCTTTTTATTTTGGTAACTTTATGTACCAATTCTACTTTTCTTGTTATAGGTTTTATCTCTATCATATATTAACTCCATTCCAATTAACGATTCTATTAGTATTATACACTACTAATGGTTAATATACCGTTAAGAAAAATAACAATATATGGAATGAATACTCTAGTAGTATTTATAATAAAAGGAAGGTAATCTACTGTTAACTATTTATATGTTATCCATATACCATTCTAGGTATTGGTCTTCCCATAATATTTCATAGTTGTTACAATTACCATAAGTTTTGATGTGTGTATAAATTTTTCTTGGAGCATATTTCTCTACAATATTTTTCCACCAACCAATGGGCTCTACACCTTCATTTGTTGATATGCCCAGATAAACAAATCTTTCTGAACTTAAATATATCTCTTCAAGTACTTCTGGAATCTGTTCTTTTGGTAGTTTCTCCAATGTTTCATACGTATAGATACCATCAAAGTTTTCTTTAATGTTATCTCCAGTATACTGTAATACTTTTTCTGATTTAGTATCACTAATCAAATCTGAGATATGTGTATCATTTACACTAAGCTCAGAATGAAATTTCTTATATCCTTCAATCCACTCGTTCATTATGTAATCTCACAAAATATTCTGCGTCTACAACAACCAAAGGTTTTTGATTATTGCGTTTAATAAAAACTACTGGTTCATAATTACCAGAGTTTGATTCTGCCTGTTCGTAGGACTTCCATACATTAAGTGTTTCTTGATTCTTGCACTCAATACTATATGGAAATTTTTCTCTTGCAGCTCTTGCCATGATAAGGTCTTCACCACCAGCACCCATACTGCGAGACTCTACATCTTCTGGGTGAACATTTAATTGTTCAATTAGTTGGTCACGTACCCACTGTTGGAATCGTCTACCCTTTGCCTTTGCACTACTTGTTTTCATATCAACCAAAGTATGAAAATAAATCCTAATACAACATAAAGAGCCCACTTTTCTCCACCCTCTATGTTTCCATATTTTTTAGATTCTTCCCAAACCTCTTTCCAATTTATTTTATTCATTCTATATTATATAGGGTATACTTTACTGTCAACTCTTCACCCTCTTCTATATCACTAATAGTCTTTAAGTAAAATCTATTATCTTTCTCATACTTTATACAGTTAGGAGTTTCACTGTGATTATAAAAACCACCAAGAGGCGTTCTAATTATTTCACCATCAATATTAATATGAGACAACCCTAAAGATGTATCTTTTAGAATTTTAGATTTTGCAAACAAGCCCATGCCATGCACATCACTCTTTTTTAATATTAATATCTCTGGTAGAGGTAAATAGGTCATTATAAACCAACCTCACTCCAATCAACTGCTTTAAATCCTTGATCTCTAGGTAATGATACTGCATGAGCTTTACAGTTACCATGCTTACCTACATCATTAATAAGAACTCTACCACTATCAGCATATCCCATCAACAATACATCATAAGGAATACGAGCCTTTTCTAGTTCTGCAACTGTTCTTTTGCGTTCACTTTCTCTACGTCCTGTAATTATTATAATTCGACAACCCATCACTTCCCATTGTTGCATCTTTTCTACTGCGCCGGGTAATGCAACGTGTTCACCACGTTCATCTGAAGGTTTGTCATGTAAATAATCTAATAAAGTTCCGTCTATATCACATATAATTGTTTTCATTCTAACATCCATTTAAACCAGAACATTTTTCTATATTGATCTCTTTCATACATAGCTTGTTTATCAATAATCTCTGGTACTTTGTTTACAATAGTACTTATTTGTTTTTTTGTGAAGGTCTTTACAGTTGGTTCTCTATTGGGATCACTTATAGATACACCTTCATTCTCTTTTGTTAAAGTTACAATCCCACCACTAGTTCTAATTGTTATTACTCCAACACGACCATAAGGGTCTTTTACTAAAATAATAATATTTTCTGAACCTATTCTACTTGCTTTTCCCACTATTGCTGTTCCACGAATACCAATTGTTGCAACTGGAGTTCTGACCACCATCATATCTGGGCCTCTTTTTGCAATCTTTCCACTTACTAAACGAAAAGCACCAGTTATAAACTTTACATCCATAATCCCATCATTTTTATCATAATCAAAAACAAAATTATCTATTTGAAATTCAGCAAGTTCACCTATACTCATTATAGAATTATCATACATTTTTATCTGTGAAGAAGATTTTTCCCCTGTAGTAACAATGTCTTTTTTAAATACTTTGTTACTAGATATATTTGATACAATTACAGTTTCTTTATTTTCTCTCTTTATAAAAACTTTACCATTTGTTTCTATAATAGTTGCAGCTCTCTCTGCATAAGCTGAAGAGGTTATTATTAATAATATGAATATTAACTTTAGCATTAACTCTTAAAAAGTTCTATATTAGTTACAACACAGATTCTTAGTTCATCTGTTTCTTCTTGTTTAGGAACTTCGTGATGTAATGTTGCTGGAAATATTACCATATCATCTTCACTTAATGGATAGTTCCATCCACCTTGTAAATATGAATTTGAAATATCCATATTATCTGCTATATTAAATTTTGATTTCATTATTTCTTTACCATACAAACCCATAGAACTAAGATTTACAAATCGTATAGAACTATGTTTTTCTGGGTTAAAATTAATGTAGTGTGTACAAGAAAAATCATATGTTGGGTGTGTATGAGACTGCATATGTTGTCCTGTTTTTATGGCTGTATAATTTACAATATTCCATTGATAATTAAAATGTTGTGAATTTTTAAAATCATTATGAAAGAAATCTTCAAATGTTTTATGATATACTTCTTTTAGTTTATTATAATTAATGTTTATGAATTTTTCGTTATCCCAATCACCATAAGTGTGATGCAGATTGCTTGTTCCCCATTCATTTCTACTATTATCTATTTCATAATTTTCTTTTATATCACTAACTATTTTATCCTTATCATAAGAATCAGGGTCTATCCTAATCTTATGTACAGGAAATCCAAATAACATATCACTCATAATTATTTCTCTTTTAAATGTTTAACTTCCATCTCTAGTTCTTTTATATGAAGTTCCATACTACGAACTCTTTTTACTGTGTCCTGTACTGCCTCTGGTGGTCTGAAACCAGTAGTCCATTCAGTATTTGCTTTGATAGACATCTCATGCATAGATACTGTATTCTCTACCAAATTTAATCTTTCAATAATACCAAAATACGCCCAGGCTGCAACAACTGCACCAACAATCATACTAATAATGTTTTTGATAGGTAAAGCTACTTCTGTACCTTCGTTTAGTTTAGTTGCCATCAGTCATCCTCTTCATAACCTTCTAACTCTACTTCATCTTGTAACTCTTCTTCTGTAAGAATAGAACCACAGAAAGTGCAGTACTCCATGAAGTAGAATCTTTCATTCATATTGTGGGATATTTTGTACTCTGCCTCACATCCCTCACAAACTATTAATCTCATTGTATTTCACAAAATCCTGCCGCACAAGCTAATTCTTGAGCCCCAATCGTCATATCAGTTTTTTCGTATTCTGATAGTTTTGTCCAATCAACTTCTTTTGGCATTTTGTTTAACAATATAGAATATCCACTTTCATCAATATCTTGGTATGGTGCTTGTTTATATGTATGGTCTGAAAATGGAAGGAAACTAACACCAGACATAAAATCAAAATGTTTGTATGTCCATGCACCAACATCTAACCACTCATCTTCTTTTACAGATATAGTGACAGATGGTTTATGTTCACACCAATGTTTCTGATATGTCAACCATAACTCTAATTGTTCTATAGCTCCCATGTCAGTTCTGAATACTGCACTTTTATCAACCTTCATAGGAAAAGAAAATACAGCAGTATGACTTGGATTCATGACATCATCTTCTACAGGAAAACCAGCATCTTGCATCATCTTTGTAAGAGGGTCTTTCTTATCACCACGAACTGTACGAACATAGTAAGGATTATGTCTTGCATGAATACCAGATGCAGCATCAACTAACTGTGAGACTGTTCCTGATGGTTTGACACACGTTACAGCAACACTCTGATTGATTCCTATCTTCTTTGCAAACTCAGCATTTGTCTTTACTGCTTCTGCTTTCAACTCCTCCAAAAGAGTTTCCAAACCATCCTTCTTACCATTAGTAAACTGACAGTCCATAATACCAGTAAGAGAAACTCCAAGAAGACGTTCTTCTTCACAGTTCTTTCTCCATGAGGATGATACGTATTTAAAGTTTACAAGTGTAGATTGAAAAGTTCCTAGAATCGTTGCAAGCCTTACCTTCTCTAAAAGAGTCTCCTTCGTATCAGTTGCACGAACTACAACCTCTGAAAGATTACAGAACTCACGATTACGTAGGATAATCTCAGAACAAGGATTTGTACCAAAATCAAAGTCTTCTGTATTTCTACGACCATTCTTTGCAGCCATCTTAACTGCACTCTCACGATTGAAAATACCACGTTCTCCAGACTTAGAATCATAAAGTGCTTTCCACTCATCCATGAAAACACCAATATCTGGTTTCTCTGTGTAACACGCACTGTTATTCGCAAGAGCACGTTGTGGTTCTGTATTCCACCACTGACCAGACTTAGCCGCTCTCATACGGTCATCAGAGAGGTTTGAGAGACTTATGAGTGCGCTTCTTCTTACACCCCCTACAACTACTATCTCTGCAATCTTACAAACAACATCATGACATTCAACAGATGACAACTTACGACCTTTTGCATTTTTGAATATATTTACTGCAAAATTGAATAAATTTTCTAAAGGTTCAGGCCCAGATGCACGACCACCGAAAGTCTTGAGAGGAGCTCCAGCAGGACGTACTTTAGATAAATCCCAACGTGGAATCTGACCGATATACAACATACCAATCAATTCTTTGAGAGCCTTTGCCCAACCTAACTTAGAATCTGAAACCGTGATAGTAGTGTCAGACTCAAAAAATTCTTCTGCAACGTCTGGAAGTTTTACCACGTATTGACGTTCTACACTAAACCCAACACCTGTACCATTCATGAGTACATATAGAATTTCATCAAATGCCTGTGGACGATCAACTGCAACATAAGAACAGTTATACCCAGCAATGTTCTCACGTTTTAATGCTTCTCCAGCTGTCATAAGACAACGCATGGACGGCATAATTGCTTGAGACAGAACTGCTTCTTCTAATTCTTTTCTAAGTTTATCTGTAAACTTGTATTCATGCAATTCGTCTAAATGTTCTTTGAAGAAATTAAAATACCTTCCTACAGTTTCATCCCATGTTTCTCTACGTTCTTTTTCTGGCAACCATCTTGAATATCTTGATAGGTGAATAAATTCTTGATAGGATGTGGGTAGGTGATTACTAGGCATTTATCTTTCTCCATTCTGCAAACCTTAACTTGGCAGATGCACCAGAAAAGGTATTTTGTGTTATGATTTTTTGTATTTCTTCTTTTGACATTCCTGACAATATCATGTCATTAATATCTTTTTCTTTAACCTGTTCTGGCCACAGAACGATACTGCAACCTTTGTTTATAGTTTTCTCTATCTGTTTATTGATCTCCTTGTTTCTTGGTTCATTATCAAATATAACTGTGAAGTCTCCTTCAATTCTATCAAAATCAGAACCACCGACTGCAAGACAGTTATCTATAAATAGACTATCAAGTGGGCCTTCAACCACATAAAAGTGTTTGGAAATATCTACTCTGTCTAATCCAAATATTTTATCACGTTCTTTTAATTTGATGGTAATATACTTAGGTGTTTCATTTCCAAATGCTCTTCCTTGATATGCAAATATTTCTCCTTGTTCGTCACGAAATGGTATCAACAACCTTGGGTGATCGCCATCCAAGGAAGGGAATTTGTTTGGTATTAACGTATTGGTAAATTTGTAAAATGATTCGCAAAAGAAGATATCCCTAAGCGAGCTATGGGGTAACTTTCTTTTATCAACGATTTTTCTAACAGGATGTTCAGTTTCAAGTTCTGAGATAGATTGGAGTCCTTTGAGGACACTTTTCTTCTTGAATACAGGTGCATTGAATTTGAACTCCGGCTCAGGGTTATTAGACTTAGCCCCTTTTTTATATCGTTCCATTATATAGTCTTTGTAAGTTTTTGAGTCTAGATACTCAATCAATTTACCTATTGTAGTTCCTACACCACAATTATGACACTTGAAGAATAAATCGTTTTTCTTACGATATACAAATCCTCTCGCTTTTGTCTTGTTTTTTCGGGAATCACCACAGTAAGGACAACGAAAGTTCCAAAGAGCATCACTCTTTTTCTTAAACAATTGTAGTTGTGGTGAGATTATATTAAGGTATTTTATGTCTATATATGAACTCATAGACAGATAGTACATGATTAAGTAGGTTTTGTCAACCCCCTATTAACATAAATTTTTGTGCGATAAATCCAATAATGATGGAGCCACCTATAATAATCCATCTCCACTTTTCTAAAACACCTACTCTTGTACTAAGTTCTTCTCTAATCTTACGAACTTCATCACATTGTTGTTTGTGTTGTTCTGTTGCGGTAGTCATAATCTCTTTAGTATTGGTGGTTATACGAGAATGTAGTTCATCTATTTTTTGTAGTAATTCTGATCTACGTTCCTCTATCTTATGTTCTGCTTCAAATATTGCTTCTTCTTGTCTTGCAATCTTTTCTTCGTGTACTGCAAGCATACGATGGATTGAGTTGGAAACGTCTGTTAGTTTCTCTATAGCAACGTCTAGTCTATCATGTATCCTTTTTTGATCATGAAGTTCTTTTTTGAGAAGTTCAACTTCTGTTTCCAACTCAGCCATTTATTTAATTACCATTTCTCATAACAGACCAGACACCCCAAGCAAGAGCGCCCCAAAGAATAACTTTGGTTAATGGTATGGCAAAGAATAATACTGCTACAGCAGCTGCAGCAACTATTAATCCTTGATGAGTAGATGCTTCACCTACTCTAGATGAAATCCAATTACTAATCATATTAATCTCCTTTTTCTAATTCGTTGATTCTGGCTTCAAGCTCGTCAATTTTTTTACTGACATTGGGGTATTTCGTTTTCCAATTTTGTTCATCTTGTAAAACCTTCAATCCCAACTTTTTAGAAGCCCATGTCGAAACATTATCAACCTTCTTATAGAACCACACTCCTAGTTTAGTATCTGCAAACCAAGAATCTGCGGCACTACCAATAATACTTCCAGCAATACTACTAATTAAGAAAAACCACATTATTTCTTTCTTTCTGATTGTTGCGTAACCATCATAATTCTCATTTTTGCACGATCTATATAAGAACTAAATCTATCATATAAAATCCAAGGAATTAGACCATGTACTAACATTATGACTGCCATTCCTAACAATCTTACTGTTTCTCCTAATGTAAATTTCAAATGAGAAAAATAATTTAGATTTACTTCACGTAAATGATTTTTATTCATATCTAACCCCAATCAGGAATAGTACAAACTTCACATCTACATTTTTTGCAAACCTCTATCTGACCTTCTGTACCATGATTATAAGGTTCACGGCGAAAATCTTTCATAAGAGGTACTCCACAATGAGAATCATGACCACAATTTCTACACTTGGTCATTATCACCCTCCCTTGGTATAATTGACCAACGACCAAATAGAACAACAGCATAGTAAGCTGCATAAATTTTCCATGAAGAAACTTTAGGAGTTGCATCTTTCATAGCCATAAGGAATACATTGTCTGATGCTTCTTTTGCTTTACTAATACCTAACATATCTTCTGGATTTTTTGCACGATATTGACGAATCCTGAGATATAAAAGGTCATGAATAATTGCAGCTCTTGCGATATCCCAAGGTGCAATCAACCACCAAATACCTCTTGGTACACTTGCAAGGTCAGTTTTAAAACCTTTACTACAAGTTATTTTACTTTTTGGACATTTAATACCAACTGCTTGTAATGGAGATTCTTCCATCTCTTCACTATGGTATGATAATGCTCTAGACAGAATCCACTGTTTTGGTGGATTATATTCAGCCTCTATTTTATTATTAAAAGTTCCCATAAGATACTCCTTATAATTTCTTATTAAGTTCCTTAATCATATTAGCTTTAGTTTGTCTACGATCAAGTTCTATACCACGTTCTAAAGCCCAATCATCTAATACTTTCTTTGTCATCTTTTTGAAGTCAGGAAGTTCTTCCTCTTCTTCATCTTCGTATGTATATACTTCTTCTTCGTGGTCATGCGAGTGTTCTTCATCATGAGAATGTGGATGAGAGTGTACTGTTCCATCGTCATGCTCATGTTCGTGTTCGTGTTCAATATTTACTGATGGTGCTGGAATAGTTAAGTCACCCATATATCTCTTAAAGTTAAGATCGTTATCAGAACCTTCACCCATACTATCTACTTCATACTCTCCACTTTCCACACCAGCAGAAATAACTCCATCTGAAATTTTTGCAATGATAGATTTTCTATCAGCACGAACATTCTTAATTTCAACACCAGCTTCTGCACCCATTTCAATTAGGTACTCATTCGTGAATTTTGCATCACTGTTCCACTCTTGTATTATTGACCATTTTAAATCTGCATAATTCATTTCGTTTCCTTCTCTTTATTCGACTTTGGTTTTATAGCATCTTCATAATAAATTATGATAGATTTCTGTTGTTCCAAATATCTTTTAATTTCTGCCATGTTTAATGCCAGAGTTTCATAATCTTTAACACTAATAACATATGCAACTAGAGGATCACCATTTTCTTTTTGGAACTCCTCTTTGAATTGCTTAAAGTTTTCTTCCGTAACAACCCACCACTTCATATTAGTGTTCAGTCTTAATTGTGATGGTCTGTTCTGTATAGGTATCTGTCTTTCTACTTCTACAGTTTTAACTTCAACTTGTTTTACTTGTGGCCAACTGGCGCAACTACTTAATATCAGGCACGACAGTAATAGACTCGAAACTTTCCAATAAGCTTTTACTTGCATTGTTTATCTTCTCTTCCCAAACGGCAGGTTCTTCTGCACTCAGTTTTTTCAAATTTATTTTTCGTAGTTTACCTAGTAATTTATTCTTATATTTATTTGCCGCATTTAGTCTAGTATTTAGGTCTTTGTTAAGTTCTTCATACTTTTTAGCGTCAGCAACAAGAGTTGCAATGGTCTGATCTTGTACTTTTTTTGCAGTTTCTAATTTTGCACTATTTTCTGTAAGTGTTTGTATACGAGATTGAGTATCCTTATAGTAATAATAACCACCATAAACTACACCTCCAACTAATCCTAAAACAACAACCAACATATAAACTTTAATCATTACTCACTCCTTAAAATTTTTATTATAAATTATAACATTATTGGAATGAAGCTTGTATTAATATCTATTTTTCCAAATTTTTTATACATATCATT